TTTCAACAGCTAATATTACGACAAGTACAATTACTGATGCTACTATAAATAATAACTTTGAGGTACAAAATGACACATCATTAAATGGATTATTATATGTATCGAATGATGTGTCACTAAATAATAATGTTTATATAGATGGTACAATGACAATTGATCAAGCAATAATAGAATATGATATATCTAGTTTTAATATAACAAATAATATAAATAAAGTTTTATTGACAGATGATGGTGTGGGTTGGACAACTGTTTCAGATAAACGACTCAAAACAAATATTCATCCAATAGAAAATTCATTGGATAAAATAAAACAAGTACAAGGATATTATTATAATTTAATAGCAAATCCTGATAAATTACATTTAGGTGTAATAGCTCAAGAAGTTGAAAAAGTGATGCCTGAAGCTATATCACTTGTCGATAATGAACATATGGGTGTTAATTATACAGAATTAATACCAGTATTAATAAATAGTGTTAATGAATTAAATGATCGTGTAACAACTTTAGAAAAGCAAAATGAAACAATGATGAATTTTATACAAACATTTATGCTGACGAAAAATACTTGATTGAATTACTATTAGTAACATTTTGTAATACATAATTAGATTGTTTCTTAACTAGTAATTGTCGAGGTTCTTTATGATCAAATGGTACAACATCTTCAGTTACGGCACCTTTATTCATTTCTTCAAAACGTTGATGATAATCACTTGAATCTACAAAGAAAATATTATCTCCATTATTTTTACATGTGTAATTTTCTTCCAAATCTTTGAATCGTGCTTCAATCATATCCTTACCATGTTCTTCAAGATAATTATTATAATCATGAATATTACTCAAACCTAGTTTCTTCATTTCATTTGTATTACGAATACTAGCACTTTCCCATTCACCAACTTCTCTTAAAATATTGACACGTGGAGGACATCCACAACACTTACCATATTTATTATTTAAACTCATAATATATAATATAATTAGATATTTTATTATATATTTATACAGAAATAATTTTACCAATTAATTCTACTTTATTTAATTGATGTCCATTATTAGATAATTTTATTTTTAAATTTTTAGCTATTGATTTCAATTTAACAATACTCATCTTATTCAATTTAGCAAACTCGGTTTTATTAATAATATTATCATGATTTATAGATTTTGTTGATTCGTTATTAATATTTAATTCATCAAAATCATTATTATCGTTATGTCCTATTTCACCATCATCCTCATCTTCATATTCACCATCTTCTTCTTCCTCATATTCCACTTCACCATCCTCTTCTTCATATTCCACTTCATCATCTACAACATCCTCATATTCCACTTCATCATCTACAACATCCTCATATTCCACTTCATCATCTTCATCATCCTCATCATCCTCATCCTCATCATCCTCATATTCCACTTCATCATCCTCATATTCCACTTCACCATCCTCTTCTTCATATTCCACTTCATCATCTTTATCATCTTTATCCTCATATTCCACTTCATCATCTTTATCATCTTCATCATCTTTATCCTCATATTCCACTTCATCATCTTTATCCTCACTCATAATAGCTTTATCAGTATCATTAAAAATATTTGTATTATTAACCGCTTTATATATAATACTCGATGTTGAAGGTGAATTATTTAATTCATCATCAGATAAATTTATAATATTACTATTAACATAATCTGGAATAATTGGTTTTTGTTCTATTTTTACTGTTGAAATATTGGCTAACATAGCATCTGATATTTTATTAATTTGATTGCTAATTGAAGATATTTTAACATCATATTTTGGAGTACATACTTCACTAGTCATGGCTGGTTGTGCAATTTTATTAACATGCTGAACATTAGATTTTTCTTGTTTATTTGCATGTTCACTTGCTTTATTATCAAATACTTCAATAGGTATATTAATGTTACAATAATCTGTTTCATGATCAGATTTTTCTATCTTTTGCTTTTTATGTTTTTTCAATTGTTGAATTATAGATTCATTTGATAAAATCACTTCATTTAAGTGTGTAATTTCAGATGTCATATCTTCAATTTTATCATTAGATTTAATAATTTTATACACCAAAAAACAAAAAACAACAATAGCAATTATTGTCAAGCCGCTAAGTATATATCTGCTATTTTCAAACATAATTAATATTTATAATGAATAAAAAAATATTAATCTAAACTTATTTATTATTTATATATATTCTTCCTGAATGCATAGCAATTAGAATTGGTATATACATCATTTTTTCCAAATTATCAAACTTATTATTTAATATTTGAAAAATATTAAATGTACTAAATATTAATACTGAACTAAATATATTCAATTGTGTACCAGACATTTTATCTTTCCATGGATTGAATGAATTAATCATCATAACAATAAATAACATTAATAAAGAATTTTGCATGGATAACATAATTGATTTTTCTTTTCGCTTATTTTGCTTTTTAACACTAGTAAAATAAAATGCAATAAATAGAGTAACTGACATATAAAATAATTCTAATATTTGGATAAGTTTTCCACTGAAAAATTTTTGTTTGAATAAATTAAATATAATAAATGTCATAGCCACAAATATTAACCATATATTGCCATATAATAATTTAGAATTATATAATGATTTCTTAGGTTGATTTTTAAAATCTTCAAAACCGACATATGTAGGTGCAGCATCCAAAATAATGGTTTCTTCTTCAGAACCAAATAAAACAACATTACTTGATGCAATATCATTACTTGATGCAATAGCATTACTTGATGCATGACAATAATCATTTGCATCTCTTAATACTTTCATTCTTTTTTTAAATTTACTTTTAAAATCTTCTTGGTTGGTCAAGTTTTTCAATCCAAAAAAATTTAAAAAATTCATTATATATATCATCAAGATAATAATATATATCATCAAGATAATAATATATAATATAAACATTTATTTACTAAATTTACCTAAATTCATTTTCGAAACCATTGCTGAAGCACGCGATGGATTTAAAGCATTCTTTTCCATTTGGGAAATCATTGACATAGCATCTCCAGGTGAAAATGCTGATATTGCGGTCAATAACATTGCACATAATAATAAAATATAAACATCATCATCTTTGATTTTAGCTTTACAATGCCATTTAAATGATCCATTTACAATATTTGTGATAATATATACTATGGCCACAGCAAAAGCTTGAAAAAATACATCACTTAATGGCAAAAATCCACGTAAAATTTTAAAAACACTACCTATAAATGGTATATAAGGTAATGCAAATGCAAAAAATATCATAAACATATAACTTATTATAGAATCCATAGCCAATTTATTAGTAGGTGCTTTTCCTTCTTTTTTGCATATTTTAGTAGATTTATACCAATATACCAATATAAATGAACCAATTGTTAAAAATAATTTTACAGCATGATATTTTCTATCGCTTTTAGTCATAAATAATCCTATTGTATTAATAATTATAGGTACCCATACAATAGTATCCCATGGACGTCCACCATCGAGTTTACCAATATATCCAAATATCATAGCAAAAGCAGGTACTAATGTTAATGGTGGTACAGCAAATAAGAATAACCATGGATGATCCATTGAGCCATTATATAACATAAATCTAGCTATTAATTGTCCTATAAAAGGTATAGTAACAGTCAATCCTATTGCTGTGGCATTTTTAACATTATCCATAAATTTCATACCACGCCAAAATTTCATAAAATAATTATCTATGTTTCCTATGAATTTTGTTATTTTGTTTAATACTTTCATCATTGCTTTAATAGCAACCATAATACCTCCTAATGATGCTTTAGCTGCTTTTTGTATTCCTTTGCTAGTTTGCTTGATTGCTTTTTTTGTTCCCTTTTTAATACTTTTGCCTATTTTTTTAACTTTAATACCTTTAAAATCTTCATGTACATCTGATGTATTAAGTCTCCTATATTTAACCTTTGATATATTGTGTTTACGAGGTTTAATTCTCATTAATAATATAAGCAAATATATTATTTAAATAAATTAAAATTTCTTGGGATCATTAAGTTTTTTAATATAATCAATGGATATGTTATCAGCACCCATTACATGTCTCGATTCATCAAAATTCATTACATTAACAGGATAACCGGAAGTTTTATTGGGGTATACTGGACATTGACCTTCTTGATATACATCTTTAACTTCTCCTTGTACAGGTTTCCATTTATCAGTATTTAATATACTATATCCTGTTGTGTCCCATTCGTCATCTTCACGAGTCATTTGAGGTTGCATTTGACTTGGTTTCAATTGATTATATTTCATGTCTCCATACATTGCATCTTTCACAATACCATCTCTATCAATATATTTACCATTATCAGCCATTTGTTGTAAAAATTTTGGAATATTATTTTTTTCTTCATTTAATGATGTAATAGTTTTTTCCAAATTATCTATTTTATTAATTAATTTAGCAATTAATGCAGAATCATTATTGGATTTTTCTGGTACAGTTGGTTCAACTAACATAGTTGGTTCAACTAACACAGTTGATTCAGGTTTGGATGATTCATCATCATCTTCCACAAAAGTTTCGACACTACATAATAAATATTTATTAGCAATATAAAATATTATCAAACCCATAGCAATAAATAAATAAATATCCTTAACATATATTAAATGTTTTGGCATATTTGTAAAAATTAAATACAATATTAATATAACACAAATATATTTCATTAAAACTGTTTTCATTCTATAATTAAATGTAAGATAAATTATATTTTTTAATTGAATTTTTTGTTAATAATGCAATGGTAAATGAAATAAATAATAATGTGGTATTGACTCCTTTAATAGAATGTGTTAAATCTTTTAATAATATATATAAACTAAATCCAATAAGACTGGTTTTTATATTGTGTTTAATTATAATAGTACTTTTAATAGGTTGTTTATATATCATATTTTCTAATATATCATTTATTGTATTTAGTAATAGCATACCTAAAAATATTGTCAAATTATTATATGATAGAAATAATTTATTATTATAATAAATCATAGTAAATATTGATAAAGTGATTAATATTATGTGAAAAAATTCTTTCATATTACATTAGATCGTTATTTTTTATAATATAGTGTAATTAAAATATTAAATAAAATTAATAATATTATCAATAAATGAATAGCAACAAAGATTATTATATATTTTTTAAGATGAGTATTAATCTTTTTCAATAATGGAAATATTAAATATTTATCTATAGCGTCATCTGTTATGTGTTTTTTCAAAATATTCCAATTGTTTTTTGATTTAAATTCTTCTATTATTTTTTCAACTAATTGTTGTTTTATGATATTCCACATTGGTGTATCATAATAGAAAAAAAATACTTGAATAGAATTAAAATATATGATAAATATAATAAAATGAATGATAAATTAATTATTGTGGGTATTTTTTCAATTGTTGCATTAATTTATTTATTTTGCACACATGAAAAAAAGAGAAAAATACCATTAAGAAAAAAATCATATAAGAAGAAAAATAATTATAAAGTGCGAATTAATCCAATTCCATTAACAGAATCTCATATGAGTAATAAAGATAGATTCTATGAAACAACATTTATTAAACCAATTAAAGAATCATATAATGCATCTAAACCAATAATAGTATTATTATGTCATGCTAATTGGTGTCATAATTGCAAATCGATGAAAGTTATATTTGATAATTTGATATATAATAATCCTTTACAAAATGAAAATATTAAATTTGCCACATTAGAAGAACAAGAACAAAATGAATATACTCATTATTCTAAAAGTATATATGAATATCCTACAGTTCTAATAGACAATAATGGAACAATATCTAAATATAGAGGTGCACGTGATAAAACAGCATTAGTAAAATATATTCGGGAAAATATAGGATAAAATATATTCTATACTTCATAATAATATGGATTTTAGTAAAATTAATATTATTAATTCAAATAGCAAACATATGAAAATATATTCAATAGCTAATCAAACATTTGAAAAAATTAAATTCGAATTGAGTGAAATTAAAACACCATTTGGCATAGAACAATATGCTAATATGAAATATATCAATTGGGAAATGAACGATAATATGGTTGAACTATTAGAACTTGTTGATAATAGTTTCAAGAATGAAATAAATAAATTATATTCGAAATATAACACATGGACTTGGAAATCAGCAATAAAAAAAAGTGATAGTTATAATACATTATTAAGAACAAAATTAAATGTTGATAATGCTGAATTAAATGTATTGAATAATATAATAATAATAATAGATTCAATATGGTTAGATAATAAAAGTAAAACATACGGTATTTTATGGTTAACATCAATAATAAATTAATTCATATTTTCTAATCTCTGTTTTTCTTCATTTTTACGTTGATAATGAATTTCTATGGCTTGTCTAATGGCCAATATATCAATATCGGCAATATATTTTTTTGTAGTATATTCTTTCATTTTTTGGGCACGTTCATTTCCATTCATTTCGGGATGCTTTTCTTTGGTATAATTATACAAACCTGCCTTAATAATTTTTGATTCTTTATCAGAATATCCCAAATCTTGAATCATTTTTATTACTATGTTATGCAATTCATTGGAAGATAATTTAGGAGAAACACTGGTTTTCACGTTTGTTGTTTTTTCTTTAGCATTTACTTTAGTCTTTACTTTAGTGGCACTAGTTTTAGCCTTTGCTTTAGTCTTTACTTTAGTGGCACTAGTTTTAGCTTTAGTAGCTCCACCAGTCATTTCAACATTACTTGATAATTGATTTTCAACATGACGTAAAAGCTCATCAGTATTTTCTATATCAGCTCCACCTTGTTGTCCATTTAATAAATTCTTTAAATAATTTGATACTGGATTACCTTTATCAGTAGCATCATCTGACATTACAATGTCATCAGAACTATTAATATCAAAACTAGATGAATCAGAATTTGTTGCTTTAGTTAAATTATCTACCAATTGTTGCATTTTAATTTTATCACCGCATTTGATCACTGGTTTTATTACATCACGATGTGTGTTGGAATCACTAAAACTATCAGAACTAGCCACGATTATTTTATGATCATTATTTACTTTAGTTTTATCGGCACCATATAAATCTAACATTGTTGCAATAATATTATTATCATTTTGTGCAGCAATATGCATAGCTGTATTTCCGTCATGATTTTGAATATTAATAAATTGTTTTTTTTCAATTTCGTTCATATTAAGATTAATATCGTGTAATATTTTCATAACACATTCATCATCACCTTCGCCACATAAATGATGTAAAACAGTTTGTCCTTTATTATCTAGAATTTTAGTAGATTCTAATAGTTTACCATCTTTGATCATGTTTCGAAAAATATTGTTCATATTATTATAATAATTATACATATTTTTTACATGATATGGGATAAAATACATAATTAAAATATACTTATAAAACCAAATAATTTTTTTCTATTTAAACTTTATATAATATGATGGATAATAATTTACTATTGATCTTGGCTATTGCTGTAGTTATTTTTCTTATATTGAATTTCAATACTAAAAAGGAAGAAACGGCAGCACCAGCAGAACATTTTGAAGAATCAGAACCTGTTAAACCAGTTCAAAATATTGTTTCGCAAGTAATGGATCAAGTTATGCAAAAACCTGTTCCAGTGGCAAATGATGAACCTGTTCAGAGAGATGAATTATCTGGTTTTTATGAAGATAATTTGAAAGGAGAAGGGCAAGAATATTCCGTTAGATCAAATTCTTTACAGCCTGCTCATCTTGCCGGATATGATGAAGGATATACATTAGGTGTTAATCAAAATGATGGTGAATTTAAGGAACTTAATAATGTACCAAATGATCAAAAATTAATTTCTGACGATCTTTTACCTAAAGATTCTAAGGATTGGTTTGAAACACCCACTGTAGGAATTGAAATTGAAGAAGCTAATTTGTTAGCTAATCCCGAATTCTTAATCGGAGTTAATACCGTTGGATCAACTAGAAAGAATGCCAATCTTGATATCAGAGGTAATATCCCTAATCCTAAAATCACTGTCAGTCCCTGGAATAATTCTTCATACGATCCTGATAATAATATGGAGGGCTTATGTGCTTAATTTAATTTAATTTTATTATATAGATAATATAATAAATGAATTCATCTAAAGTTGTACCAATTGATAGCATTTTACCTAGTGTCATTAAACCAATAACAACTGATAATATATCAACTGATAATATATTAGCATCTAAAACAACAAATTCCAATATAATTTGCACTAGTCCATGGCAAACATCAATAATAAAACCAGATAAAAAATAATTAACTTTAGAGAAGATAAAAAAATTTCTTGTACTATTATTAATGTTCGAACACGAAGACGAAGAAGACGAAATAGCACCTAGTTTAAATATAATTGCTAAAAAAAGAATTAATAATCATACATTAGCTCCTCCATCCATTAAAGATGATTTATTAATGGGCACTGGTTTAAATAATGATGAAATAGAATCTGTATTTAATGATGTAATGCCTGAAAGAACATCTAGGAGATCGAAAAAGTCTACTAATTCAACAAAGTCTGCTAAATCAACAAAAAAATCAGTCAAATCACCAGAATTAAAAAATATTAATACCGTAAAAAAAGTCAAAGGTGATGTTAAACCTACCAAAGTGATTAAAAATGAAATCGAGTCTGTAAATACAATCTCATCTATTAAACCAAATCGTAAACAAATTATTCATGAAGTTGAAGATATTGTAGATGATGACAAAGTTGATAATGAATTAGATCTCGAAATAGATGAAAAGATTAGTAAAACCAAAGAAAGATTAGATGATGTTGATGTGGAAAGTTTAAAAGAAATTATTAAATTATATTTATATGTTGATGAAAAATGTGGAAAATTAGCTGAAGAATCAAAAGATTGCAAAGCAGAAAAAAAACAATATGAAAATCATATTTTAGAATTTATGGGTGATATGCAAAAAGAAAAAATACAGTATGAAAAATCTGTTTTATGTAGAAAAGTTACTGTCAATAGACCAAAACCTAAAGAAGAAGATATCATGGAAACATTAAATACTGTATTTAATGATCCTGATGTTGCATATGAAATTACACAAAAGATTTTTAATTCTGTTCCATTAGAAGAAAAAGTTGCTTTAAAAAAAGAGAAAGAAAAATCCACACAGAAATCTACCAAGAAAACAAAAAAAACTAGTAAAAAATCAACTTAACATAATATCATGTCATCAAGTAATGAATGAATGGTATAAAAAACCTGTTGTAACTATACCTTGTAATAGATATTTAGGTAATAATGAAAAACAATTATATTATACAACTATTGAAAGAAAAAAGTATAAAAATAGAGAACCAGATAACAAAACAAGATTTCATGATGCTGATTGTTTGTTTAAAAAGTTGGTAGATTATTGTGTGGATAATAATTATTTAAACAATAATGGTACACCTATTATAAATTCATCATCTAAAAGACAATTTTTAAAATTTGTATATGATGTTTCGAAGAAATAATATTTAAATATAAGAATCCTTATTTAAATATTATGGTAAAAAAAACAACTCCGATATTTAATGACACTTATGATGATGATTCTATTGAATTGGAACCATTAATAATTAAAAATGAAACAGATATAATATATCATTATAATGATGCTTCAACTATGGATGAAATGGATTTAGTTCATATGGCTGTAATAAATTTTGAGGTTGATGATAGAATTTCAGAATATAATGCAGAATTATATGATTTATATAAAAGTGTAGTAGAAGAATTTGTACAAATAGAATGTCCAACTCATATATTTGATACTGGATTACACAATTCATTAATGACAAATTTTATAGATTATGCATATTATAATAGCGACAAAGGTCAAGAATTGGAATTTATTAAGAAAATAGAAGATGATTTTCTTGAGAAAGAATATATTGAGGATCAAAATTTATTGAAATTTAGAGGTGAAGCAATTTAAGCATCGGATAATTTAATATAAATGTATGGATGTGTTGATCTAACAAATTGTGGTACATGATAATATGTTCTAGGATAATAATGATAATAAGGATAATAAGACCAACGTTGAATAGGTTCATGACGTCTCATGGGTTTATAATATCTATAATCAGAAGATTCGGATGAATCAGATGAATCAGAATCATCATATTTATATTTTCTTCTACTTCCACCTTCCATTTCCATTGCTTTAGCTTCTTCAACAAAGGCTTCAATCTTACTACTATCGATTTTTAAATCATTTTTTTTGACTGTGAACTTTACCTTACCAGATGCATTCATTTTTTCTTTAGCAGTGTAATGATAATATTTTGATCCCTGTTTCATGGTAAATGAAAAGTGAGGAATATTATTAGCAAAATAAGCAGATAATGTTTTATATGTTTGTACTGCTGCATCATCTGAATTTTTAGCATTAAAACTTGTTTGAATAGAACCTTCGATACTTGGATTAACAAGAGTAAAATTTTTCATTGTATATTATAATTGTACATTATTTTATTGTAAAATAAAAATTGAAATTTATTTATTATTTAAAGTAGATAATAAATAATTGTAATGGAAGATAATAATATATTTTAATACGATAACTATAAAGTTTAATAAATCATTTGGTATGTCTATTATAGAAATAGATAAATTGACAAATGTGATAATAAAAGTAAAATTTCCTTCAACCTCATTTATCGAATATTATATTGATATTGATGAATTGGCAGTTAATGTTAATGTTAAATCATTCTTAGAATCATTAGAAGAATATAATGATGTTGAAATATTGACATTGTTTGTAGATAGAGATGAGATTAATGAGATTAATTTTTAATTTATTAAATAAAAATTGAAATTTATTTAT